AACTTAACGAGATTGAGACTGCGCGTAGCAAGGTCGTAGACAAAGACGACACAGCATTGCACAACATCATCGACGAAATTGTGGCTCTTTATCTGTCCACTCTCTACAAACTGAAATTTTTGGCGTAAGGAGCTAACATGGCAAATTATATGCAGCTTGCTGCTACTCAACAGGTTAAAGTCGGCGCAGGCAAACTTTATGGGATTTTTGTCTCTGCCACGTCTAGCGGTACTTTGGTGGTATATGACTCTGGCGCAAAAGACACTAACGACCCCAAAATATCCAACACGATTACGCTGACTGCGGGTACTTCATATTTGAACTTCCCAGCGGGGCTGTTTTTTAGTAAAGGACTTTATATCGTACTTGGCGGCACGTCCGCTCAATTTACGGTAGCCTACGAGTAACCGTATTGGTGCGGCTCACCAAGGATTCTACAAGGATCAAAAATGTCTGAAGAAGATGTGTTAGCGGTAGTACCCGCGCCGGAACAGGAAGCGACGACGGCCCCTGAACCTGAGCTACAACAGTCGGATGACGCGCCGGCCAAAGTCTTCACACAAGAAGAGTTGGACGCCATTGTCAGCAAGAGGCTTGCTAAAGCAGAACGGAAATGGGCAAAACAAGCGTCACCGGCGCCTGTAATACCTGTTACACCGCCTTCTTTAGATCAATTTGGTACTGTTGACGAGTATGCTGAAGCTAGAGCAGAGCAGATCTTACAAACGCGGCAGCAACAGGCAAGACACTCCGAAATTGTTTCGGCGTATCAAGATCGTGAAGAGGATGCGAGGGACAAGTACGAGGACTTTGAACAAGTCGCGTACAATCCTAATCTTCCAATCACAACCGTGATGGCCCAGACAATACAGGCTTCCGAGATCGGCCCTGAAGTAGCGTACTACTTGGGGGCTAACCCGAAAGAAGCTGACCGGATTTCACGCCTTGAACCAATGATACAAGCCAAGGAAATTGGACGGATCGAAGCCAAATTGGTTACAGATCCACCTGTTAAGAAGTCAACGAGCGCACCTAGTCCTATATCTCCTGTCACTGCTAGAAACAGTGGAAACCCGGCCTTCGACACCACCGACCCTCGGTCTGTAAAGACAATGAGTGCTTCGGAATGGATCGCCGCAGACCGGCTCAGGCAGAGAAAGAAATGGGAAGCGGCACACCGTTAACACAGCTTTTGAAAGGCTAAATCATGGCGAACTCTATTCTTACTATCGACATGATCACCCGTAAGGCTCTTGAGATTCTTGAGAACAACCTGGTGATCACCCGTAACTGCAACCGTCAGTATGACGATTCTTTCGCTGTTGAAGGCGCAAAGATCGGCTCGACACTCCGCATCCGTCTCCCAGATCGCGCTCTCGTCACTGACGGCGCTGCTCTTCAGGTGCAGGATGACAACGAGCAGTTCACAACACTGACCGTTTCTTCGCAGAAGCACATCGGCGTCAACTTCACATCGGCAGAATTGACGATGCAGTTGGACGACTTCGCTGAACGTGTTCTCAAGCCTCGTATCAGCCAGTTGGCGTCCTCGGTCGATGCCGACGTTGCTAACGCATACAAGGGCATCTACTCGTCGGTTGGAACCCCAGGCACGACACCATCCACGTCGTTGGTTCTTCTTCAGGCACAGCAGAAGCTCAATGAGTATGCCGCTCCAATGAATGATCGTTACGCAACAGTTAACCCTGCTGCTAACGCGAACCTCGTTGAAGGCATGAAGGGCTTCTTCAACCCAGTTGACACCATCAGCCGCCAGTTCAAAAACGGCCTTATGGGTACAGGTGTTCTTGGCTACGACGAGATCAATATGTCTCAGTCGATTGTCCAGCACACGACTGGTTCGCGTTCGGCTTCGGACACGATCCTTGTCAACGGCGCTGTGTCAACGCAGGGCCAGTCCACCATCAGCCTTGATGGCGGCACAGGTTCGGCTACGTTCGCCGTCGGCGACGTGTTCACGATTGCTAACGTGTACTCCGTCAACCCACAGACCCGTCAGTCAACCGGCAGCTTGCAACAGTTCGTTGTGACCGCCGCTGCTACGGCATCTTCGGGTGCGTGGACAGACATTGCGATCTCGCCACCTATCTACACCTCGTCTAACGCTCTTGCTACAGTGGACTCGTTCCCTGCTAACAACGCGGCAGTCACGGTGCTTGGTGCAGCGTCCACGACGTACCCGCAGAACCTTGTATATCAGAAGAACGCCATCACGCTTGGTTGCGCGGATCTCCTGCTTCCACAGGGCGTGGATATGGCATCTCGTCAGGTTCATAACGGCATCTCGTTGCGTATTGTTCGTCAGTACGACATCAACAATGACCGTATGCCTTGCCGTATTGACGTGCTGTATGGCTACTCCGTGATTCGTGCGCCTATGGCAGCTCGTATCTGGGGTTAATTTTTAACTCAGGGCATAACGCCCTGAGTTTTTCCTTTTTTCTTGTGGAGAATTACTATGGCTCTTCCTTCTGTAGGCGGCGGCTATCAGTTTAATGATGGCAATCTTAGCGAAGTTAAAATGTCTGTTGCATCGGCTCCGGCCACTGCCGCAAACACCGCAACTTTAACCGTGGATCAGTTGCTTAATGGCATTATCATTGGCACACCAACAGCGACAGCAATCTATACGCTTCCGCTTGCGGCAACCCTTGATAATACGTTAACCAACGGAAAAGTTGGTACAATTATTGAGTTTCGCGTTATCACAACGGCAGCATTTGGCATTACAATCGCTACCAACACAGGTTGGTCGATTGGTTCATCTGGTTCGCAAGGTCTTATGACCGTTGCGGCAACTGCCGGTACAGTTCGTTCATTCCGCGCCCGTAAAACGGGCGATGGCACTTGGGCGCTCTACGCGATCTCGTAATAAAAACGGGGCGGGGTAATTCCCGCCCCAATTTCAAAGGGCAAAAAAATGAACGTCATCCTTGAGCATCCGGTACACGGCAGAAAAATTGCTATTTCCGAAATGGAAATTCAACACGATAAAGAACATGGCTGGGTTCGCGCTAAAGATAAACCAGTTGATAACCAGACTACAAATGAGTTAGAAGTACGTCGTCGTCGTAAGCCAGACGAGGCATAAGGAGCCACCATGACGACTACCGCAGGAGATCAAATTAACAGCGCTTTGCGGCTTATTGGTCAGCTTGCAGAGTCTGAAACGCCTTCTGCGGCAACGTCTCAGGACGCTCTTGCCGCGCTCAATCAAATGATTGATTCGTGGAACACGGAACGACTGGCTGTCTTTTCTACACAAGACCAAGTTTTTAGTTGGCCGCCTAACGTCCTTAGCCGCACACTTGGCCCTTCCGGTGATTTTGTCGGCAATCGTCCGATACTTCTGGATGATTCCACATACTTCATCGACACGGCGTCGGGCATCTCTTACGGCATCAAGATTATCAATCAACAGCAATATGACGGTATTGCGGTTAAAACAGTCACTAGCACATACCCGCAAGTGATCTGGGTTAACATGACTTACCCCGACATTGAGATGTATGTGTACCCCAAGCCTACCAAGGTGCTTGAGTGGCATTTCATTTCTGTTGAAGAGTTAACAAAGCCTGCGTTGCTGTCCACCACCCTTGCTTTCCCGCCGGGCTATCTCAGAGCGTTCAAGTACAATCTCGCCTGTGAAATTGCGGCCGAGTTTGGCGTAGAGCCTTCGCCGCAAGTTCAACGCATCGCAATGACATCTAAGCGCAATCTGAAGCGCATCAATAACCCTGATGATGTCATGTCTATCCCATACGCGATTGTCGGAACTCGTCAAAGGTTTAATATTTTTGCAGGGAACTACTAATGAAATCGCCAATTCTGGGGCAAAGCTACGTTGCAAGAAGCGTAAACGCTTCCGCAAATCGTATGATAAATTTGTTCCCAGAGGCTACACTTCAATCTGGTCAGACCGCTGGGTTTCTTAACCGTGCTCCAGGTTTGCGTTTGCTCAACTCTATCGGCAGCGGGCCTATTCGTGGGTTGTGGTCACCGCAACTTACAGGACAAAATGCCTACGTTGTGTCAGGGTTCGGGTTCTATAAAATTGACACTGATTATGTAGCTACGTTTTTGGGTAACGTATTTGGCTCTGGCCCCGTGTCTATAACAGATAACGGAACGCAAATTTTTATTGCGGCTAACCCTTTTGGCTACATCTACAACATGACTACCAACGTATTTGCGCAAATCACAGATCCTGATTTTGCCGGCGCGTCTACGGTAGGTTTTCTTGACGGGTATTTTGTATTTACGCAACCTAACAGCCAAGTATTTTGGGTAACAAACCTTCTAGATGGCACTTCGGTAGAGCCGTTAAATTTTGCTAGTGCTGAAGGCTCGCCTGACGATTTGGTCGGGTTAATTGTTGATCATCGCGAAGTGTGGTTGTTTGGAACTAGCTCTGTCGAGGTCTGGTACAACGAAGGCACGGTAGGGTTTCCGCTTCAACGTATTCAAGGCGCGTTTAACGAAATCGGGTGCGCGGCGGCGTACTCTATTGCCAAACTTGACAATGGATTGTTTTGGCTCGGATCTGATGCGCGGGGACAAGGTATTGTCTACCGTGCTAACGGTTACACTGGAATCCGCATATCAACGCACGCTGTTGAATGGCAAATTCAACAGTACGGCAACATATCGGACGCCATTGGCTACACATACCAACAAGACGGACATTCGTTTTACGTCTTAATTTTCCCGTCAGCTAACGCTACTTGGGTGTACGATGTAGCAACTGATAACTGGCACGAACGGGCGTCTTTCAGCAACGGCGAATTTGGGCGTCATAGGTCTAATTGCCAAATGTTTTTCAATAACGAAATTATCGTAGGCGACTACAATGACAGCCGCATATATGCGTTTGATCTGGATAAGTATTCAGATGATACCGCTGTGCAAAAATGGCTTCGTTCTTGGCGGGCGCTTCCTACTGATACAAACAACTTAACCCGCACAGCGCAGCACACACTTCAACTTATTTGTGATTCCGGTGTCGGGCTTATTGATGGGCAGGGAAGCGACCCGCAAGTAATGCTTCGATGGTCGGATGATGGCGGGCATACCTGGTCTAACGAGCATTGGACATCTATGGGTAAAATAGGCGTATACGGCGCCCGTGCTATCTGGCGGCGGTTGGGTATGACTACCAAGTTGCGCGACCGCGTATACGAAGTATCGGGAACAGACCCTGTTAAAATTGCTATAATAGGTGCAGAACTTAACCTGAGTGGAACCAGTGCCTAATCCAAATCAAATCCCTTCCTCACGCACAGCATTTCTTGACCCTGTAACAGGGTTAATCTCTAGGGTATGGTTTCGGTTTTTTGAAAACGTCAACACTATTATAAGCGGCGTGTACACTCCGACGCTCACCAACACCACTAACATTACCGCAAGCACGCCTTTTGAGTGCCAATATCTGCAAGTGTATGATGTTGTGACGGTGAGCGGGCAAGTTACCATACAGGCTACTGCTATTGGCGCGTGTAATTTAAAAATGACGCTTCCTGTTGCAAACACGTTTACGGCGGTGGGCCAAGCAGGCGGTACTCTTGCTACAACAACTTCTGGCGGCACGGCGCAAGGTGGTGTTATAGCTGACATAATTGGAAACAAGTTTGAATTCCGTTTTACGGCTACAGACACTGTCAGTACGGGCTACACGTTTACGGCTACCTATCGGATTGTCTAAACCTAAAAATAGATGTAAGGTGCAACTATGTCAGTTTCTTTATCACCTCTAGCAGGCGCTGCTTGGCAGTTCTTCGACAACAACGGCGCGCCGTTGGCGGGAGGATTGTTGTACACCTATACCGCCGGGACTACGACACCTCTTGCGTCTTACACAAGTTCTTCAGGTGCGACTGCGCACTCTAACCCGATTGTTTTGGATGCCGCAGGGCGTGTTCCGTATGAAATCTGGCTAGACTCGCTCTCGGTGTATAAGTTTGTTTTGGAAACTTCGGCTGCGGTTCAAATAGGAGCGTGGGACAATATAAGCCCATCTTCGGGCGGCGGGGGCGGGGGCGGTGCTACTGGCGGCGGTGACGATAAGGTTTTTTATCTAAACGATCAAATAGTTACTGTTGCCTACACTATCCCTGAAGATAATAACGCTGGTACATTTGGCCCGCTTACTATTGCGCCTAACATAACTGTTACTGTTTCCTCAAACAGCACTTGGAGTATTATCTAATGGGTTCGCTTCAACATCAGGGTTCAACTTCTGGTTCTGTGTCGCTTATTGTTCCAAGTGTTGCAGGCAACAATGTTGTTACAATTACCGCAATAAATGACACGCTTGTAGGTCTAGCGGCTACTCAGACACTTACCAATAAGACTATTGAAGGCGGGGCCATTACATC